GTCACCTTCTACGGCTTGAAGGAAGCCCTCTTGGACGGGGCTTATGGCGATGTATTAGACGGCGTGGACACAACGACTACGCAGATTACGGCGACCTCCTCTACTGAGTACACAATCGTTCACACCTTCAACGCTGCTGCAACCCAGTTCGTGCTCAGGTTTCTAGTTGCCGAGGCGGGGGTAAGTGGCAAGTACGCCCAAGTAGACACCGTAACCTGCACCCGGACGGACACTCCCTACGGGACAACGGGCCACGTTGTCAACTTCGGCACGTCGCTGGCAATCGCTGTCGGCTCGACTCTGTGCAAGGCCACAGGCAGTAGTGAATACGGAGCAGCCGTCTCCGTGGTCTATGACTTCATCGACGAGATTACCGACCTCTGCGTCTACGGAAACTATCTCTATGTCTGCCTCGGGGCCACCAATGCGCAATACTACACGTCCGACTTGACCACGTTCGTAAAGAGTGATCAATACTCGGGCTCTTCCGTTGCGACCACAACCAAGTCCGACTACTCGGCTGTCGCCACGGCGATTGACGTGGTAGACACATCGCAGTTCACGGCCCTCAATTACGTCAGATGGGGAAACGAGGTCTGCCTTACAGCAGCCGTAGTGGACGGGGACACGCTGACTCTCACAAGGGGGCAGAAGGGCACAGCCAAAGTAGCGCACCTCTCGGGCACGACTATCCGTGAGGTGGGGGCAGGGGCAGCGGCCTTCAAGATGTGCAACTGTGGCGACACCATAGCCGCCATAGCGGACTCCACCACTACCATCAGAACATCGGACAACCCCCTGAACGACGGTACGCCGTGGTCTACTGCCTACGATGTCCCGAACAGCACGTACACGATTACCGACATGGTGGACGACCCGAACGGCAACACCATCGCCATGAAGCAGGACGGGCCTGTGATGTTCGATGAGGACGAGGTGATTCAGGCCATACCCGAATCGTCTGCCGATGTGAACACCTCCATCTCGTATGACGGCCTTGTCTGGAAGGGCTGGCTCTACGCCCCTGCTGGCAAGAACAAGCTCCGCAGAAAGAACCTCTCGACCGATGCGGTAGAGGACATCTCGATTGTCAACACAGCACAGGGCGACGAGGACATGGACGAGGAAGTCACTGTGATGGCGGCGGACGCGGAGTACCTGTACGTCACACTGGACAACGGCACGAAGGTAGAGATTCTAGCAGCGCGGGACGAATATGTAGGCTCCGATGTCTCATGGGTGTGGCACCCCATCTGGGAGTTCACCTCTAACGACATCATCTCGATGTGTGTCTCCTCGGTCGGGTCGTACAAGAGACTGTACGCAATGACGGGGACTACAGCAGACGGTGTACTAGTTTTCACTCTCCCCGACGCGTACTCCGACCCGATGAAGGAAACGGGCTACGAGTACGAGAGCACGGGGAAGTTCGTTACCGGCTGGTTCGAGACTGACTGGTACGAGAACGACAAGTTCTGGTCTGACATCAAGGTTGCGGCACTGAACTTCCGTGGCTATACCAACATCAGGGTGCAATATCAGTTAGAGGGCGATGGGGAATGGGATGACGACGACGCGTGGCGCGACCCCGAAAACAGGAACGATTGTCTCGCCTCGGAGTTATTCTCCTATACTGCATCGCCGAGGGCCATTGAGTACCCGCCTCCCATGGTAACGACCTTCGAGATTGGCAAGAGGTCAAGAGCCATCCGGTTCAGGTTCACGCTGACAACCGCCGAGGATACAAGCTCGACTGACGAGATAAGCCCCGTGATTCTGAGGTACGGAGTCTATGCGAGAGTCGAGAAGTCACTGGCAGGAGAGTCCACCGACAAGCTCTGGATTTCAGCAGTCCTCAGTCTCCACGGAGACGGGATAGAGAGAGGCGGACAGTGGATACGATTCCCTGTCGACCAGCAGATTACGGCCCTTGAGATGTTGAAAAGGGCGGGCGAACCGCTCTTATTCACCGGCCCCGACGAGGTGAAGCGGAAGGTGAAGTTCGTGCCCGGGGAGTACAGCAACGACTTAGACGAAGACGTGAGTTCCGAGGGGCCTAGCTTCACAGCGCAGATTGTGTTAGAAGAGGTGTAGCTATGAAAGTAAAGTACGCGAGGCCGTTACTAGCCTGCTTGAGCATCAGCTATTGCTTCGTATTGCTTATGAATCACATCGAGGTTCCCGACCCGATGTGGGCATTGGCAGGACTGTCCTACGGCTGGTTCGCCCTTGACAGGACACTCTCTCACAGGCTTGGGGACAACGATGTGAAATGAAGGAACAGATAAGACGAGCGCCACTGATTGTCCGACTGTTGAAACTGCCCATCTTGTTTTTGCGCTACTGGCGCATAACGAAGAGTGCGAGAGCCGGATGGGGTTATGCACTCTTGTCGGTTATCGACATGAAGGACTCGAAATGAAAGAGCCGTTCTGCCAGTTCTGCCGCCATGACGACGGGACATTCGATTACGACGAACACCACGCCATCTTGTGCGGCATAGGCGACGGACTGAGGCCGTGTAAGACTGACAAGGCGTGGGAGCTACACAAAGACGAGTGGCACTACTACGTCGTCGCTCGGGGCATAACATCTATGTTATGGGTTGTCATTCTGATTCTGCTATTGAAGGGGGCTTTCTAGGATGCCGCAGACCATTGATTACAGTGGCAAGAGCGACCGTGACCTACTGGTAGAGCTTGTCGTGCAGGGCAACTCGTCTGTGGGGCAGGGCGAGAAGATTATCAAGCGCCTTGACAAACTGAACGGCTCGATAGAGAAGCACGCTGAGCGGATAGTGAAGCTGGAAGGCAAAGTAGACGAGCGCACCATACCATTGTGGATGCAAAGCAAGTGGAAAGTAGGTGGTGCTGGCACAGGGATAATCGCCCTGATGACCGTAGCGTGTCGCGTGGCCGAAAGGCTGATAGGAGGATAACATGAAATGTGTCTGCCCGAATTGTAATGCAGTGGTTGACGCGGAACCCATCAATCCCAACCCCGAGTGGATGAATGACACTCACGCAGAAGGCAAGGCGTACAGGGCCGCACGGAATGACGACGATGTAGCCGACTGGAAGTTCTTTCGTGGGAAGATGGACGACGTTGACGACCTGTTCCCCGAAGCATCTGTCAGCAAGCGCAAGGGATACAAGAGAGAAATCTACGACCTGTGGCAGGACTTCCACGACGAGAAGTACGGCCCAGGCGGACGGAAGTGTTTTGCTGGCTCCTATGCTGATTGTGTGGTAGCGTCCTACGACCCCGAGAACTATCCGTGGCGTCGGGAGATGATTCCCGACCAATGGTGGATAGCCAACAAGCCTGACTGGTGGGACTAGAATCCCCTCAGTGCTCAAAAAGCCCTGTATAACACGAGAGCGACTTGCACTAACTTCCCCGCCGTGACCAATCCCTCAACTCCGCCTCGAAACGAGTCACCAGCACGATTCTAGAGGGGGTACAGCTTATGCCCGAGAAACTAGAGTGCGCCACATTACATTGTCCCCGCGATGCAGACAACAGCCTCGGTGTCGTAACAAAGCATAACGGCACGGTCTATTTCTGCCGCGAGTGTGTAGCCGAGATGTTCAAGCGAGTAATGAATTGCAGTCCTAGACGGAGGAGAACGCACGCAGATTCAAAGATACTAAGGGAACGTTAAACGAACAGGAGGGATAATGCAAAGGAAGCTGCCGTGGGCGGACCCCCTGGCCGCACAAAACCTGAAGAGCGATTGGAACGCCACTGATTCTGCTGGCAAGCAAGCTCTTGCCGATAGCTGGGGAGTCCGCAAAGGAACTCTAGCAAACTTCGTTATCAATGTCACTACCCTACCACCACCTGAGTCGGAACCTTACCCGCCGTTTAATATCACCCCCCCCCAGCATACCGAGAGGGCTACCGAGGACATGGGGTTGATTATCTCAGACTGGCATGTGGGGAAAAAGACCTTATCCTACAGTACGACGATTGCGCGACAACGCGCCGAGTATCTGACAGAGAGGGTCCTGAATATCATCGACCTGCATCAACCAATTCGTAGGCTCCATGTATTCATGTTGGGAGACATGTCACAGGGCGAGAACGTCTATCAGGGGTCAAAGCTGGAAGAAGCCGAGATGGGGGCACGGCTGCAAATCAAACAGCACCTCGTCCCTGCCATGTCGCAACTCCTAGTGTCCTGCTCTCAAGTCGTCAAGAGTGTCGAGTCCTACGGAGTGCGCGGGAATCATGGCAAGTACGACAAGGCCGCTCCCTCTGGCACCAACTGGGACTTGTTCTTCTACGACTCCCTTGAATCCAAGCTCGTCAACCAAGAACGCATCCACGTTCACCCATCGGAAACCTTTTATCAGTTGGTCGACATCATGGGTTTCCGATTCTTTATCATCCACGGCGACCAAGTGAATGCCACCAACGGTATCCCTCTGTTCGCCATGAGGCGGAAGATGCAGGACTGGTACGCTCACGTCGGGGGATTCCATTACGCCTATGCGGGGCACTTCCATAGCGCCGCCGCAGACCAGGTGAACTCGGTAGCCGATTATACCATTTGCCCGCCACTGGTGACGGGAGATTCGTGGGCGCTTGAGAAAGTTGGCCGCGCTTCCAAGCCGGTACAACTGTGCTTCGGGATTCACGGCAAGTATGGTAGGACTTGGGAATATAAGCTCTACGCTGACGAGAAGTACCTACCCGAACCATTCGAGGAACCAGAGGGCGAGATAGTCGTCTCTGCATAGGGGTTTACAATCAGGTTGACAAGGTTGGCCTGAAGGGTTTACAACGGGGGTCGCTTACGCGGCCCCCAATTCTTTTGCGTTTACTCTGGTAACACTATCAGAATGCTGCCAGACACTTGATGCTCCTCGTAGTTAGTGTTGAGGGGCAACGTCAAGTCTTCCTCTTGGTAATGCAAGGGGCCGGTCCTTGGCCTTTGCTCGGCATATGGGGCCGCAGCAGAAATACGGATGCGTTGGCTAGTGCCCATTATTTCTATAGACGGCCCGCCCTCGACCTCAACGTGTATCAGGTTCGCACTAATAGGACTAACTCTTAGTCTGTCTGGCATCACACCGCCTCCTTTACCAACTCGGGGTTCTGATGTATGTTGCCTGCCTCCCCAAACCTCTCTGCCCTCTGAAGTGGGGTACTGTCGTTGTCCGTGCTTGCAATCGACCACCCGGGGAGGTCTTCGTCCCAACGCACTGCACAATATGCATCCACGCCGAACTCTTGCCAGTCTGGCACTAGCACCACATCCCCCTCATATATCTCCACGCCTTGCCTGTCCTGCAGGCCGGTGTATTGCTCAAGCTGAAGCCCGACCACATTCGAGTAGATGCCGTATGTGTGGAAGATTTTCCCCTGCGGGGTTATATCGAACCCGTCGTACCACATCTTCTTCTGAATCGTGTCCCAAGCCCTGAATCTAATCTCCCTTCGCATCTCATACCCCCTTTAGATTGTCCCTGAGACTTGTCTGCCATGTTGACGCTAATAGTTATAACAGATACCGAATTGTCTGTCAAGTTTGCTGACAATACCGCTTGACAAGCCCTGTTCGGTGTGCTAAGGTATCCCTACCATGATTGAGCAATTGATAGAGTTGAGACGACAGCACCCCGAGTGGACAGTCACAAGGATAGCAGGGCGGATCGGTTGCTCGCGGCAGCAACTCAGCCACCACCTGAATCACAACCAGGAGTTCACCTACGCGAGGCTGGTAGACGGCCTCGCTCTCTTTTTGTCCACACAGCGCCCCAAGCACAGCAGGATAGGACGTTGGTTCAGGAGGGAAAGATGGCAATAGAGATGGTGCAAGGACGGTATGCAGGACTCATCGGCTGGCGCGTACAGTGGCTAGGCGACGACGGAGAAGTCGAGGTGATGGCCGGTAAGACGAAGCAGGAAATCCTTGACTTGCCGCCTTGCGTACTGGAAGGGGCCGAGGTAGTCAAGACCGTCATGGCGGACATCGTTGTGGCTCACACAGAGAAGGACGGCGCGGTGGTGCTGGATGACTGAGCTAAACGAGAAGCTGGCGAAGTGGGTGGGGTTTACTAAGATTACCGCAGAAGGTGGCTGGAACTGGCCTGATGGAAAACGGATGATTCATCCACCCGACTTCTGCAACAGCCTTGACGCTTGTTTCAAGTGGCTGGTGCCGAAGCTCATTGAGAAGGACTGCGATATCACGATTGCCCTTGGTGCAAACGGCGACATAGACATCTACATCTGGACGCCACTAGGCGAGCGATTTGAGGAGAACAACCAATTCCCCGACGACACGCTTACAAGCCTTTTGTGCAAGGCCATAGAGAAGGTGCTGGATGCCTAGGCCGCGACTCAGGACATTAGATGAGGTTCGCAGCAAATCAAAGGGAGGGAGTCTGTCGGGCAAGTTGCTGCGGCGAATAGAGGAGCGGCGCACAGTCGCCCCTCGGGAGGGAAACGAATATGGACACCAGCAAAGAGTACGTAGCGATGTGTAGGTGCCAAGAGTTGGCGGAACGACACCTTGAGGGTGGTGACTTCTACTCCAGAAATGGCAGCATCAATGTCGTGAAGTGGTCGTCACAGTTTGATGTATCTGCTGGCGAATATCCGAGCACGCGGCAGGTAAACCACAAGAGGGACAAACACATATTGACTCAAGACGACAGGATGGCGGGCAATCGCGCTCGATGGCAAGGCCACGATAAGTTGCAACTAGTGTGCGCGGAGTGTGGTAATCCTTTTTCCTGCCCGCCTTCAGTGTTGAAGAAGGGCAAAGGCAAGTTTTGTTCACAGACCTGCGCTAATAGGGCGAAGGGGCGGGCTATGTCGGTCACTCGCCAGTTCAAACAGAATGGGTACGTCTACGTCAAAACGTGGGACCATCCCTTTCGGAGTAAGCAGAACCTTGTTGCGGAACATCGGCTTGTTGTTGAGCAGGCTATCGGCAGGTATCTAACACCAAAGGAAGCTATACACCACATTGACACCTGCAAGACAAACAACAGCTTGGACAATCTGTTCTTGTGCAAGAACGATGCGGAACACCGCCAACTGCGGACTGTTGACGCTCAATTTCTGCGCATGTTCAACGCTGCGCGGTATCTCCATTGGGGCGCATTCGAGGGCTTCGACATAACTAAGAACCGGCAAGACCAACTACAAGAGATGGCTAGGGGTTGTAGGTGCCCTAGCTGTCTATCCTGCAAGGTTGACCGCTTCTTGAATGGCACACTAGACCATTTTTGCGAGGAACAGATGCAAGAGGCTGCGGGTAATGAGCACTCTTGGACGGGGCCGACATCAATGGAACAAGTCTGGCTGTCCGTAGTGATGCACGAGAACTACGACAAGTATTGGACGGGTGAGTCATGGGTCAATGCCAAACAGGAGCAGCAGTTGGCGGAAGCAATAGCAGAATGGGTGGCAACTATCAACGCCGCAACCATCGACCAGAGGAGTGCGTGACATGACACTTGTATTCAGGGCCGTAGGCCCCGCGTCTACGCGCAAGGTTGTTCGCCATAAAAAACAGCAACTATGGGCATCCTAGCATGAAGGTTGAGGAGGGAAGTGAAGTGCCAACGATTGAAACAGTCAAGTGTCAAAGAGGGTGGGCAGGTTCCTGCTACGACTTGGACACCGGTTATTGGGTGGACAGTCCTTGGTATCGGGTACGGCTCCGGATAGGCACAAAGCGAGTCGGCTACATCGAGTTCCCAGACCTCGAAACCATGATGGACTTCCGGAGGATTGTCGGAGACAAGGTGGGTATTCTGCCCCCTAATCCCACGTCAAGCAAGTGGAGAGTCGGGAGGCTGTGATGAAACTGGTATTCAGGGCCGTAGGCCCCGCAGAGGAAGTCATTGAGACTATCAGGCTCCGCATCTTGGAGCAGGGCAATCTCACAATCAGGGAAATGATGGAGCTGGAGGGGGAATGAGAGACACAGTGGTTGAGATTCTGGGAATCATCGGGGCGACTGTACTTTTGTTATTCCTTGGGGCGCTCGCAGTCATGCTTCTATGGAATTGGCTTATGCCGATGCTCTTTGGGATACAAACACTGTCGTATTGGCAGGCGGTTGGGCTATCACTTCTATGCGGCTGCCTATTCAATGGCGGCACATCGCTCTCAGGGAGACGGTAGATGGACATGAATAACCCTGACATCGTACACGCCTATGCAGAGGGATACCGCGACGGACACAAGGTTGGCTGGGCGCAGGCCAAGCAAGAGGACGTGGACATATTACCGGCCGCGTGTGACCCGAAGGAACCTGAGAGGGCCGATCCTGGGCTCGGAGACGACTGATGCACCGGATGAAGCATGAGTACACCTGTAACCAATGTGGTACCATAGAGGAATCCAACTACAGGCTAGGGAATTGGCATAGCTGGGTGGTCGGCCCCGAGGTAACGAGAGACGATAATAAGCAATGGCACTTTGACTTCTGCTCCGAGGGCTGCTTGAACGAATGGTTGAAGGAACACAACTTCGAGGTGAAGGAATGAAAGACGCAAAGTTTGACGAACGAACAGCAAGGTGGATTTACAAGTGGCTAGGCCAAGAAGTGCCGCTTGATATGAACGCCTTTTGGGGCCTCTGTGTGCCAAAGCTAAAAGACGACGAGGACGTAGAGATGGCTGTTGCCTTCCGCAATGGCAACAAATATAGCGCGTTGATAGTCGTCTCTACGCCACTGGACTTAGGCAGGTGGGACGAGCCACCAGAAGACTTCGTACACGAAGGTGACGCAGACACCCCAGAGGCGGCAGTTTTCGGCGCACTGGCAAGCTACTTGTCCTACACGACGATGTTGCCGTTTGAGGACGATGAGGAATGAGGGGCACAGGACCATACCCCGAGGAGACGTTCGAGCAGAGAGAGGAGAGGCTTCGTCTTGAGGACGAACGAGACTCCTACAGAGTCAAGCAAGTGATAGAGGACAGAGACGCAGAGGGAGGAAGGATGGACAAATATACCTACGAAATCACGTTGACGTTGCACGAGCTTGACATGGCAAGTGCCGAGGACTTGGACATGATGAGCAACGCGCTTGTGACCATTCAGAAGCTCGGCATTGGCGACGTGGAGGCGATCCTGTGGAAAGGGTCTGACATGGAATTAAGGATAGTGGAGCCATAAATGGCTGACATAGAGAAGTACGAGGCGGCGGACTTAGAAGAAATCAAGCGCCAGAATGAAGAGGCTGACGCCGAGTATTGGAAGCAGGTGATTGAGGAGAGAAGATATGAAAGCGACGTTCACAAAGACTAAGGACATCGGATTCGACAAGTCAGACGGCAGCGGGCGTATGCCTGCAAGGGCACTGACGACGCCGGAGGGGACGACTTACAAGCTCTACGGCAACAAGTCAAAGGACGTAGACGTTGGCACGGAGTACGAGTTCGAGGCCGAGGACGGGAAGATTGACGGCAAGACATTCCGGCCAGCGGGGGAGCCAAAGTCCTCTTATCAGAAACAGGACGATGGCAACTTCCACGAGAAGCAGACATCCATCGAAACACAGAACGCGGTTACCAACGTCTGCAACCTGATTGCAGCGGGGGTGCTACCTCTGGACAGCCTGCTCGGAAGGAATGTCATCCCGTACTTGGAATCAAAGCTCATCATCGGTTCTCACAAGGCGCAGGTGGCGGCATCTCCAGTCGTGCAAGCAGCGATAGAAATGGGTGGGGTGGTGAAGCCCCAGTTCCCCAACATCGGCGCGTTCCTGAATAAGTGTTGGAGTGAACACGGACTACAGCGCCCTGACGTGGAAGCAATCACTGGCCCCATAACACCAGAGACGGACTTTGAGGGAGCCTATGTGTGCCTGGTGACGGAACTCGAACACAAGGGAAAACATGCTTAGCGTTACACGCGAACTCATGGAGCCGCTGCGCGTCAAGAACCTCCGGGGGCTTGCGACGTGGGAGCTTGTCGCCGAGGCCCAGTTCCTTCTGCAACAGGCCGAGGACTGGAGCCTCATTCAAGCCGCTGGTGGCGATTGTGAGGCAGAGCTTGAACAGGCCAACTATTGCAGCAACCTGATAGGCGCGGAGTTGAAGCGGCGCTCGCAGTTTCTCATATCCGAGAAGGCCCAAGCTGCCAATATCGAACTTCGCGCACTGAAAGACCTGTCAAAAGACGAGTCCCTTATTGACCTTATGAGCCACTACGTTGAGGTAATCAGGTTTGGGGGCGCGGTGAAGTTCCGCTGTCCGCTCCACGGTAGCGGCCATGACACAGACCCATCAGGAGTAATCCATGCCAATGAGGGGAAGTGGCACTGTTTTGGGTGTAACAGGCATGGTGATGTATTCGATGCTTTGATGATATACGGGAGACTGACCTTTGGAGAGGCAGTCTCCCTCCTAGGAAGGTATTTCGGAATCGAGGTGGGGAGGGGTAATGGGGAATAACTATCTTATTCTCTCTCTTAGGGGAGGGGAGGGGAAATATTGCACAGGCGTTCCAAAACTTTACGAACGGAGCGTCATTTCTTCACGTGTGAGAGCGTCATTTCAGCGTCAGCAAAACGACAGCGGGTGTCAATTGCTGTCACCAAACGCCAGTGGTGTCAGTATCCGTCAGAGAGAATGGTAGAAATTGACAGAAACTATCAATTCTGTTACAGTTCTGTCATGGAGAACAAGATGTCGCAAGGGAAAATTCTAGAATGTCGGAAGTTGTTAGGCGATGCACTGGGGGTGCTTGGTGAAATTGAGGTTGCGCTATCTCCGTCTCGCTATGACGAGGATAGATTCTCTGCAAAGAGAAACATCGCTGCCGAGGTGTACGACTTTGCTGAAGGGAGAGAAGGATATTTCACGTCACGCAACGTAGATACGGCGTTACGATTGAGGGGAAATGAAAGGAACTCTCGCAGAGTGGCGCTGTCCCGCATGGTAAAGGGAGGGTTATTGGAACGACACACTACTCGGCCAGCATGTTTTCGTTGGCTTGGGGTGAAGTAGTGGAGATTATCGAAGTTATCAGGGCGCAGGCTTTAGGGGGCGCTCCGATAGAGCAAACCGAGGCATTGGTTCGGACATTAGCCAATGCCAACGGTTGTATCCCTGACGTGGAGTGGGCGCTCAAGGAAATGGAGGCCATCTATTCGTCGAAGGGGAGGCGGAATGTCTCGGGGGAGGTAGCGGACTACGTGAGGACAACTTCGGGTTACTTCTCTGCGCTGGAGCTAGATAGGGATTTACAACTAGTAACAGCCAGCGAGAGGCACGCTCGCAGAACAGCCCTCTACAAGCTGGCAAAGGAGAACATCCTTGAGCGACACAGACGCAAGGACGGGGTATTCAGACGCAAGGAAAGCAACATCGAGGTTCTTGACTGGAAGAACGCGGACATGAGGGAGATTGACCTGAAGTGGCCGTTTGGTTTTGAGCAATGGGAGATTACCTATCCGGGGACGTTGGATGTGATTGCGGGGGCGGGTGGTGCGGGAAAGTCCGCGTACATGCTGAATTTCCTGTACTTGAATCAGGGCAATCACATGATTCGCTATATGACCTCGGAGATGTCAAAGCAGCAGATGAGGCACAGGTTGGGCAAGTTCCACATCGGTACAGATGATTGGACGTTTGAGCCGGTCAAGTGTTCCAGTGGGTTCGCGGACAAGATTCTACCGGATTCCGTGAACGTCATCGACTACTTAGAGGTGGACGGCGACAACCCTAGTGGGGTGGTAAATGAGATTCGAGACATCTTCGATGCCCTGAAATCCGGGTTTGTGTTGCTCGGCTTGCAGAAGAAGGGGAACACGGTTGCCTATGCAAAGGACGGGCGGAAGTACAACGTGAGGAACGAACTTGGGCGCGGCGGCGCTTTTTCAATGGAGAAGGCTCGGCTGTACCTATCAATGGACTACGACGAGCTAACAGTCGTGAAGGCGTCCAACAGGCGTGATGACGACGAGCCTTCTTTGAAAGGACGGAGTTGGAACTTCACCCTCTACCGGGGCTGTATCTTCGAGGACATACGGGAGGTCTTTCCAAAGAATGAGTAACGTAATGGTGAAGGAATACTACGGAACGAGCACACCCGAGGCCATGGACGTTGATAGAGGGGTACAACGGCTCGCCATGCTGGTGTTGTTCGCGGCGTTGAAGGACAAGTACGGCAAAGCTCACAAGTTCCAGTTCAGTGAAGGGGAGAGTCCTCATGCGGGCAACAGGGAGTGGAGGGCACTTCGCAACACGGATGATGAGCGATGGCGGGATTTCGTTGTGTCGCCAGAGGAAGTTGAGGACTTCGAGGGAGATGCCGCATTTGATTATTGGGTTGCTTTGATGGGAGGTGACATCAGGCTGTGGCACAGGATATTCAAGGATTTCAACGTGGACGGCGACGCGAGGAGGATGTTAGAGACTGCATCCCAGAGGTTGCGGGAGGAATAATGGACAAGCGGGAGGCCACCAAGTGAGCGAATACCGCCGAGGGGCAGACTTCGAGCGCAAGGTAGTCAATGACTACAAGGCTCGCAACTGGTACGCATCGCGGACCCCAGGAAGCAAAAGCCCCATCGACATCATCGCCTTTAGACTAGGTGAGGTCCACATCATTCAATGCAAGCTCACGGGATTGATGACAAAGGCGGCGAAGGAACAGCTAAGACTCATGGCGCAGGAGAACGGGTTCCGAGCGTTCCTGTGCTGGAACAACAACGGCAAGATTGAGACAGAGGAGCTTGTGGAGGTAGAGGCATGATACTGAATCCGTGGAGTTACGATGAAGGGTGTTTGTGGTTCACTGTGCCGTGGCGCGGCTGGCTGTTGACGCTGTTGTTCTCATGGCGTCCTGAAAACTGGGTATTCGGGAAGTATGTGGGAAGCTTCGCCCTTGGCCCTATCGAATTCATCTGGTATCGCGAAGATTGGAGGTAGAGGCATGAACGAACTAGCGTACTACACCGAGCAGTTGGACAAGAGGGAGGGAGCGATGGACTGGATGCTGACGGATGAAGAGATACGGACTGCGATTGACAAGGTGCTGTCAACGATACCGGCATCAGCGAAAGCCGACGAGTATTTCAAGCTGCGAGACCGCGCCATCGCCCGTGCTGCAGCGAGGAAGGTGATGGAGTGGGTATTGGAGCACGACATCGCCAAGGAGCATGTAGCCGACCCGCGCACATTGGACAAGGAAGTGCGGCTTGACCTTGGCGACATCTGGCTCGACGGCAGGGACGTGCAGGCTTTCAAGCAGGAGGTGGGATATTGAGCAGGGGAGGGGTTCCCGTCTGTCGTTGCTGCCATTGCGAACTAACTGTCAAGAATTGGTATCCGTCTCGTAGACGCCACAAGGACAGGATTTGCAAACAGTGTGAAGGTATAGCTCGCAAGGCTCACCGTGCTAGAAATCAAGAGAAGAAGAGGGCAGTGGACAAGGAGTGGAGGAATGCCAATCCTGACAAAATGCGGGCGCAACGGTATCGTTGTAATGCCATGCGGAGACAGTGGAGGGCGACAGCCATTCGAGATGCAATTGACCCACAAGCGATATTTGAACGCGACAAGTGGAGGTGTAAAGGTTGTGGGTGCAAGACCCCACGCGATTTATTGGGAACGAATGGCCCAAATGCGCCGAGCATTGACCATATTATCCCGCTGTCACTAGGCGGCCCGCACGTCGAGCGAAATTTGCAGTGCTTGTGCCGAAGGTGCAACCAGAGCAAGTCGGCAAAATATGAGGGCCAACTGGCCTTTGTGTGAGGGGGCCAACCAATGACTGAGCTACTGGAGGGGGAGTGATGAGTGAGTCAAATGAAATCAAGAGGCTCCGCGGTCGTCTTGCTACTGTCAAACGTCAGATAGAAAGACTCGAAGACACAGAGCAGGACTTGCTCGACGCTATCGACGAACAACGGGCTAGTGACGCCGAGGACAGGAGGCCAACCAATGACTGAGCAACTGTCGGAAGAGAAGCAACGCAAGGTCTATGAGTGGTTCTATCCAAGTCTGAAGGGGGAAAAGTGGTGGATTGCACTTCGTCAGGGCGATCCCGTGGCCGTGTGGGACTATAACCCAGACAGAGACGCCTATGCTGGCAAGGTGCCATTGCAAGACCTCTACATGCCAGACGGCAAGCCCAACTACAACTTCTGGATGGAGTGCGTGGGGAGGCTGGAGGCAGAAGGGACTCACATTATCTATGCCTTCACGTACCCCGATGGCTATATGTGGCAGGTAGCTATGGCCGGTATCGGCAATAAAGACCCTTGGTTCGCCCTGAGTGAACTACTGGAGGGGGAGTGATGTTTGGCCCCGATAGCCTAGTGGTGGCGTATGGCGACGAGGGCGCTACGTTCTGGCGCAAGTGCCCGAAATGCGGCCGCATAGTCAAGGCAGACGAGACCTTGGCGTTCAACGGATTGGGTGAATACATGAAGGGACCAAACGCCACGTGTGCCAAATGCGGGAGAGTTGAAATGCCATTCGAGGGATACTACTAGTGAGCGTCCTACGCATCACCATCCCCGGCCTGCCGCCTCGGGAGTGTAGTCCTAATGCGAGGGTGCATTGGAAGGTTCGGTCGCTCACGGCTCAGGAATACAAGGAAGTCGTGACGATGCTGGGGAATGTCGAGAGGCATAAGGCGAAGTGGACGGCTCCTGACAAGGCGAAGGTTCATGTCGTGTTTGTGTTGCCCGATCGGCGGAGACGCGATCGTGACAACCTGATAGCGAGGGCAAAGCCTTTGATAGATGCTCTTGGGCCATTCAGGCAAACCTACAGCCGAAAGGGCAAGTGGCTCTCGGACTACGGGGCGGACATCATCATCGACGACAGCCCCGAGTACGCGGACATCACATACGAACTGCGCTACGAGAAGGGAGTTTCCAAGACCATTGCGGAGGTAGAGGAGGCCCCCGATGCGTAGCCAATACCTGAGAGACGCCGAGTCCCGCACACTAGCGGAGACCGGCGAGTGCGTGATTGAGAGGCCCATCAAGCCACAGCCATGGTATGTGGAGTTTCCGCCAGAACCCGTGCATGAGTTTGAACTAGACAAGCGTGGTGGCTTTTGGCGCTATGGTGCAGGCTACTGGCCCAAGAATGACTGCATGAGTGGCAATCTCTTGGTATTCACGTCACGCATAGTCAAGCACTCACCCCTCGGTGAGCCTGGGGAGCAGAAATGGGTCAGGGAGGCGTGGAGAGTCAAACATATTGGGCCAGTTGGCAGTTCTTGTATCATCATTGAGTACAGGGACGAGAAGACGCTTGTTGTCGAGAAAGATGCCTTTGGCGGCATCAGAACACAATGGATTCCTGACCACTGGCGCTCTCCCGCCGCCATGCCCCGCTGGGCCTCACGGTTCATAGTGGAGATTCTGAGTACAGAGGCGATTCAGCGTGACGGTGTGTGGTACTGGCGAGCACGAGTGAGGAGGGTTGAAGCATGAAACAGTCTCCCATAAAGCACAGGGGGAAGGTGACAGCCCGCCGAGAAAGGGGTATGAAAAACTCAGCGCCGGCAGTATGCGTTCGCGCAGGTGGCTCGTGGTGTGGATGGGCAGGAGAGCGATGCGTAGGGGCATACTGTGAACTATGCGGCAGGGCTGGCTGGTGGTATCCGCTGGCCCACATCATTGGACGTGGACAGTGCGGGCACGAGGAGCCTTGGAATCTAGCGAACCTGTGCCTTGCGTGCCATGACAGATTCGACCACGGGACGGCGGAAGAGCGAGCGGCCACGAGGGAGAAATTACAGGCAATCGCCGCTCACGGGGCAGAGAAGAACGAGGCGATGAAGTGAAGCTCTACTATCAAGATAGTGCGGTGGAGATATGGCACGGCGATTGTCGTGACTGGGACGGTTCTGCTGATGTGATAGTAACGGACCCGCCGTATGGTTTGGAGTTCATGGGGAAGGAATGGGACAAGCTGCTTGTGAAGGACAGGCATGTTAACTATCCGAGTTGTCGTCACGCTCACGGGCCGAACGAGTACCGAGGGGGAATGGAGGCACAAGAATGGCATCGGCAGTGGTGTGAAGCGATGCTCGGCAAGGCTGGCTGGCTGTTCGCCTTTGGAGGAACGAGGACGTGGCACAGGTTGGCGTGCGCGATTGAGGACGCAGGCTGGCAGTACAGGGACACAATCATGTGGCTGTACGGGCAGGGATTCCCGAAGGGGAAGAACAGCTTGAAGCCCTCCTATGAACCGATAATCGTAGCGCGGAAGTATGGGGACTTGGACATAGACGCGGCGAGGATTGGGACAAGTAAGAGTGCTCCTGCGTCACCAAGACAGGGCACCGACAGAATCTATGGCTCGTATGGGGCACAGGACACGAGCATGAGTGGATTCAACACATCCATAGGCCGCTGGCCTGCGAATCTAATACTGGACGAATATCTTGTGCCAGTAGTACGTTTGATGTATAATACTCCTGAAGGTATTAGTACGGCCATAAGGGAGTATTTCAATGGTTACAGTCGAGTGCCGAGTGTGCGGGAAGTCATTTACAGTAGCACCAAGCAAGGCGCAAAGAGCCAAGTATTGCAGTCGGACGTGTTACGCAAAGTGGCTGAGTCAGAACAAGCGCGGGGAAGCACACCCGATGTATGGCAAGCACCACAGCCAAGCATCGTTGCAGAAGATGAGCGAGAAACAGACGGCACGAGCGATGCACGGGGCAAATCATCCTCTATTCAAGGGGGATTGGTTCAGTCGCGGCTATCACTATCTGAATGTCAACGCCCTGCCATCGCAACAAAAAGCCCTAGCGATTCAGATGCTTCCAGAACACCACATGGGGATACCAGAACATCGGATAGTCATGGCGATGCACTTGGGCAGACCACTTGCCACGAGCGAGGTAGTACACCACAGGAACGGAATCAAGGACGACAATCGCATCGAGAACTTGGAAATGAAAGACCACTCGACGCACAAGATGAATCATATCGAGATACTAGAGGAACTTCGTTCTGCGCGAGCGGAGATAGACCGCTTGAAGTCCTTGATTGTGACGTGCCCGAAATGTGGCACAAGTATTTCGCACCCACTGGCATAGAAGTTCGCCACCCTGATTGTTCTGCGGCGATGCTGGATGAGCAGAGTGGGGAGACGAAAGACAATCGCGGTCCGTCCGTGCAGCCTTCGCCAAAGATTGATTACACGGGATTGGGGGCGACCCCATTTCCTTGCGACACTCCATTCCACATAGGCGACATAGGCGGAGCCTCACGGTTCTTCTACTGCGCCAAGGCGTCGAAGGCCGAGCGCAATGCAGGGTGTGAAGGAATGGAGGCCGCCTATCAGCACAGGGGTAATGGATTCTCAGCCGCCTTATCGAATAGCAAGCTGCCAAGGGGTAACGACCATCCAACGGTAAAGCCCTTGAAGCTCATGGAATATCTGATAACGCTCTCTGGTGGACAAACGATACTCGACCCGTTCATGGGAAGTGGGACTACGTTGGTAGCCGCCAAGAGGCTAGGAAGGAAGGCCATAGGAATCGAGATTGACGAACACTCGTGCGAGATAGCAGCGAACCGCTGTCGGCAGATGGTCTTACTGTAAATGGCAGAGAAGAACGAACGAATGGGAGGCGCATGGGAACAGAAACCGAAATCGCCGCTGGGATGAGAGTCGAGATAGCCAAGGCAGACGGCTCAACCTTGGGAGGCTTGTCTTTGCACGACCCCCATCCAGAACACATAGGCAAACAAGGCACCATCGTCGAAGTGGACGAGGACGACGGTATGCCCAAAATCCAACTAGACGACGGCGTAGTTCTCTACGGCTACGAGTGTTGGTGGCGACACTTGACGCCGCCCATGGAATCAAGGAGAAGAACGAACGAATGGGAGGGAAGTGATGGACGGATTGACGTTTGCGGCACAGATTAGGAATCGGTGCGATGAGCTGCTGCGATTGTACGGAGAGAATCTTCGGGCAGCAGAATTTCGCGAACAAAGGGCAAGCCCTGATGATTATGGGCCAACAGAGAGTATCGCCCGCGCCGAGGGTGCCATTGAAGCACTCACAAGTTTGAGGGAGAGCGTGACGGGGTGGTAGCACCGCTCACGGAATCAAGGAGGGATAGAGGGAATGGCGAAGCAAGAGAAGCAGACAGTGGACCGAGAGATATACAACTCTCTTTTCGACAAATACATCATTGTCGTGCAAGAGAACAGGGAACTTAGGGAGAGGCTTGCGAGTCTGCGGTATCTGGCCAATGCGATGCGGGGTGTATGCGATGTATACGTCGTCAAGGAGGCCCCCAATGAGTGAGCTGCTGGTGACGACCCCCGAGAAGCTACAAGGACTCACTGAATACTCCGAGTGGGTGAGAGCGTCCGATGTCCGCGCCGCCATGACTGAGGTGGACGCGGACAGGTTTTTGCACCTTGTCTTAGATTGGCAATGGCTACAAGTAAGGTATGACCGAGACGAAACGGGGCGATATGAGGAACCTGCCCCGTGGTCTGACTACCTGCTGGCCCACATGGAGGGGAAGTAGCATGGACGGAAGACCGGAGAACTGGGAAGAGCTTCAGCACGAGACAATCCAGCGGCGGAAGCGCGTCAAAGAACTCGTCAAGTTGGCCGACTCCGCACCCAACCTCAGGCTGGCGGTGGTGGACTCAAAGGACATGCCGAGTAACGACCCGATGCTCCACGCGGACACACGGGTTTGGTATGCAGAGAAGTACCGCCGCGTCGTGAAGATGGAGGACAAGTGATATTCAACAAGGACGGAATCTGTGAACTAGAATCAATCGAGACGGTGGATGAGTGCGAGGCCTACACGATATTCCTACTGAGCGAGGAACGGCGTCATTGCGAGGCGCTTGATGTTGCTGAGGGGCAAGTCGATAGGGCGGGCGCGATGGATTGCCCCTTCACGAAGGCGTATGCGCAGTTCTTTGACTCTGCCGCCAAACGCCACCAACAAGACCTCGACGGTATCACCAAGCGCATAGCTGAAATCGAGGCGCACAAGGCCAAGCTGGGGGACAAATGCCGTTCATAGGATTCAGAGGGCAACATATCGACCAGTGTGTCCAGCAGGCGAACGAGTGGGAGGACAGCTTTGAGGGCCATATCGACGTTATCTGCATGGCCCCAATCGTATTGCCAGGTGGGGGGATTCAGGTGATGATTGCATACGAGGAGTGCGAATTGCTCAGGAGCGATACGTGAGGAGTAACGGCGTGCTGCTCGTACCCCGATTCGACGCTATGCGCGGGGATTATCTTCCAGTACATGATAGGCCAATAACGCCCGCCGACCTACACGAGCGGAACCTAGACCAGTGGCTTGTAGCCTGGTTCCTCGTGTATTACGAGTCAATCATGCTCGGTGGCGGGGCGTGGCCTGACATCAGGGCCGAGGAGATACCCTCTCATGGCGGGAGCTTTCACTATGCGTTCTTCGATACCACGGTTCGATGCGTGGCTGTGGTGACTGGTAGAGTGGACAAGTGCGGCAAGGACGGGAGATTAGCACGGCTGTACTACGGGGGCGACGCAGATGGCAAGCTGTGGGAGACCGATGAACTAGCTCACAGGTTCAGGCGGCGCGAGTCCGCGATAATCAGGCGTATCAACAACGTGCTGAACTACTGCTCCGGCTGGCGGGAAAAGCGGATTAGCTACGAGGAGTTCACGGATCATTCCTTGCCTCGGCATACAAGAACGGATGCAAGAACGGACAAGTTGACAGAACCTTCAAGCTAGTATATACTCTGACTGTGGGGCGAAGTACGCCCCACAGTGAGGCTCCCAGCCGGGGGCCTTTTCTTATAGGAGAGCCATCGAGTTCATATTCTCAGTGGAGCCTATCAACGAGGATACCGGTGGCGGGTATCGTGAAGTGACAGCAAGGGTAACAATAGATTCCTCTACGCCCAAGCACGTCCAGCTCCATAGTGCGTTCTACGAAGTTCTCTCGACATACATGGACCCGAACGAAGAGCGAAGAAGTTTTTTTCTTGACGTGGCCGACACATTGCTGGAGGCGCACCGTTGCATCTGCACAGAAATAGAGCCGGTATGAAGGATTGGTCACGGGGCCATCGAAACGTGCCCGTAGCGTCGATTTTGAGGGCATAGAAGAGGGGCCACTTCAACAGCAGCCCCTTGGGGCAGGAGTGAACGAGGGTAGTTATTCAGCGGCTATCACGACCTCGGTTCTGTCAGGGCGTAGTGACCACACAGAGGTTGCTGGCCCATCAACGTTACCTTGTCGTGGCGGGAGCTTGACCAGTAAGGTCACTGGCATGTCTAGGGGGAGTGCTTGCAGCTTCATGATCAAGCGGCCAACAGTGAGTTGCTTCTTCTTGCTCATTTCCTTTCCTCCTTCAATCTCTGAATCTCTGACTGCGGTATATCCCAGTAGTACCCGGCCGCGTTAGGGGAAGAAACTTTTTCCCCCTTGATGGTGCCCCTGTTGCACCGGGCGACGACGTTCGTTTTGGTCATACCGAGGGCTTCAGCTGCCTGTGATGTGGTCATGCGGCCTCCGAATAGGCTCCTGACTCGGCGTTGTCGAGCATGTCCTCGATACCCTTGGACACCTCCACGAGTTGTTGTATGGCAAAGTCGGCGTCCACGGCCCAAGGTTCATTGTCCCTTTCCCTGAGTGGCCGCAAATCCTGTATTGCCTGATTCGTAGAGTGGTGCGCCCGGTCTAGTCTCTCTATTACTGTCTTGACTTCCATCTTCTCACCTCCCTTCTGTTGCTTTGAATAGTTCGTGTGCCCTGGCCTTCGCATCCTTGCGCTTGGCGTGATACCGGGGCACAGTGAGCTTGTATGCCTTCTTGGTCTTGAGGTAGCGATAGATGCCACTGGCATACCGGGGCTTGCCGTTGTGCTGTACTATCTCGGTAGTCCAGAAGCACTGGTCCTTCAGCCCCTTGCGGTAGTAGTAGCGATAGGCTGGGCTACTGACAAGGAACTCAGGGAACAGATCGCGCACGATGGCATTGAACGCATCTTCTACATCTTTGACCTGTTCTTCTACTGTCATCTTCACACCTCCTTAGTCTAGTTGCCTCACCACGGAGCCGGATGTGCTCCGGCCCCGGACGTGAGCTAACTAACTTTCACCTTGGCATTGTCGTGTTGCGGTGTCCAGCTCCACGGTGCGTCATCGTAGCCTGGCAGCTGATTGACGGCTAGGTCTCGCAATGAGTCGCAGAATTGGTATGACTCACTTTGCGGCCACTCGGGGTGCTCGCATGACTGGTAGTCGTAGCATGCAATCAGCTTCAATGCTTCGACGGGCGACGGGACATTGTAGATTGGATACGCTTGGAATGGCAGCAGGTATTCTGCATCTGTCCGCCCGGGCAAGTCGGTTATGCTGCAATCCTCGTAGTGATAGCAGACGCTGCGGACGCACTCATCTAGCAACATCTGTCCTACTGCGTCTTCCGTCTCTCGTGTCAGGTAGTGACTCTCGCCGTTGTGGTACCACACCATCGGCCCGTGGTAGTGGTGGATGTGCAGCAGCCCAAACTGCACCATGGCGTTGATGTGCGCCTTGTCTACTACGTATGCACTCATTCTCTCATTCCCTTAGCCTGTCTCTTCAGCGATGGGAGGCTGCCCCACCGGACGCCCTCGAAGGGCGTTTCGACGTGAGCTAACTAGATGCCATAGAATGCGTGTTCCGCTACTGCGCGGCGCTCATCCTGTCTAAGAGATAGCAATCTCTCAGCGGCCTCGGCCCATCGCAGAGCATGGCGCAGGCCAGATTTATAACTGCGGCACTTGTAGTCAAACGTCCGCATATAGGCATCCGGCCCAGCCAAGTGGCAGCAAATAGCGGGTGACTGCCAGCCCCAATGATTCACAACCTCGGCGTAGACTCCAGTGGCGGGTTCTGTTGAGGCGAGGCGGCAGTACACAGCGTACTCCTGCCCAGGGCCTACGTTGTCATCTGTGCGCTGGAACATCACGCCCTCGGCGGCAAATGCAGCATATCGCACTGGCCTTGTAGTGGTAACTCTTGTCTCTATCATTCTCTCATTCCCTCCTATACTTTGCACTCTCGATAGTATGGTGCGAATTCCGGGTGATGTGGTCCTGGTCGGCGGTAGCACCGGGTCCGTAGGCGCTGGGTCAGTTTCAGGTTCGTGTAGAGGTAGTACAATCGCCCATTGTGACCGGCGGGATGCTGGACTAGGGCGAACGTGTAGCCGGATCGTTTCATGGTATGCCGCACGTGCTCCAGTTCGTGCTCCCACACTGGCCGGACTGCGTGCAGGCCGTCTGTGGTCCTGAGTTCCTTGCCGCGAGTTTTCATGTACTCCCTCCCTTATCCGTCATGGTCATTCTCTCATTCCCTCCTATGATTTAATGTACTCTAGGCGGCTGCCTGCAAACGTGTAGAGGCCACCCAGGTGGTCGTTGTCGATGTTCTTGATTGCGACCAAGACATAAGGGGTATTTCTCTGGAAATCTCCCCGGAAGCCCTTGACCACACCTACCCGATTGTCAAATACGCTTCCGCAAGGGAGAACCCGGACCCACTTGCCCACATTCCGGCCACTCCGCTTTACCATTCCATTCCCTCCCTTCGATCCGTCTACAGTCACATTATCATACGACAATGGGGTTGTCAATACCCTATGACAGGAAGTTCTAAACAATGTCAACAATCACCCCGGAGAAGCTAACGCCAGCAGAGATACTTGAGCGCCATAGGTATAAGGGCAAGCTAACGCCTATGTTCAGAGAGAAGGCTCTAGACATGGTTCACCAGGGTGCGCCCCCAAGGACTGCGTTACGGGCGCTAGGCTGTGCTGATAGCACTATCAGAGCATGGCAAAGCCTAGCTCAAACAGGAGAGAAGGACGGGAAATATGCCCTGTTCTGGCGTGACATGGCGGACGCAGAGCAAGAGACTCTCTCACGTGTGGCTGCTAATGCTACTAAAGCTACTGATAGAGACGGCAAGGCAGCTCTTGACTATCTCGGTAGACGTGATCCTGAGAACTGGGGGAAGAAGGACACGTTGGACGTGAACGTGAGCATGGACCTCGGCCCTACGTTCAGGGCCGTAGCAGAGGCACAGCAGAAGCTGGTGAGTGGCGAGTACAGACTAGAGGAGGGAGAGAATGCCATACAAGGATTCATCGAAGAGGAAGGAAGCGAACAGGAAGGCTCAGGCTAGGTGTCGAGGGGGTGACGAGGGGATGACAGTAGTGGAAGGGGTGACAGAGACGCCCACGAGTGAGGGGGTGACGGCAGGGGTGACGGATGTCATACCCTCGGGGCAGGGGGTGACAGTCTGGGAGCGTGGAGGATACCGGGGAGAGTACATCGATGGTGTGTTCTGCGTGAACGGGAAGCCGTACTCAATAGGGGACATCCTGGACCTACAGCACGCACCGTACCAGCTGATTCATAACCTGTATGCCATGAAGGCATAGTCGTACGGCAACCTCAGCTTTGCCCTGCACGTGTTGACTATCAATCAACGGTTCCAATGGTAGCTGAGTGCGCTGAGGACATAGGTACCCGGGCGCATGGCTGTCATGGTAGGGTGGTAGCCCTGGGAGCTGGACTTGAAGCACCGACCGAAAGGCGGGGGCCGCTGTGTTTGTATTGAGTTAGTCCGTCGACAATACGACAGTAGTTTTGGGGTTTGATATTACATAACGAAGGAGGGTTAAAGAAGATGGAAATGTTAAGTGTTCCCGAGGCGACGCTGGTGTGTGTACTGAGGGAGTTGGAAAATGCTGTCAGTAAAATGGAGACTGTGTTTGAGGAGTGGCGTTACGGGGGTTTGGCGAGAGAGGGACAAGCGCCAATGCCTGATGGTGGGCCTGTAGCGAACTCTATTGGCACTATCGTGGAGTTGCGGGACAGGGTGGGGAGATTCTCTAAGCAGCTTGAGCAGGAAGTGTACGTGCCAGTTGGTAAGTAGTCCGTGTAAATTACGCGGCTCATTTTTGAGACTTGAAGCATTATGCAAACCTATCAAGAAAGGTATGAAGGAGAGGGAGGAGACTATGGAGGGAGTTACATCCTGGGGTTGCGATACAGGAAGGTAGAAAACCATCTTGTTATAGTGTCATAAGGAGGGATACTTGAGAATAGAGATGCCGGAAGCGATTGAGATAGGGGGAGTGACCTACCGGATAGAGCATGATGAGAAGGCGGTGGAGTATCTGAAGGTAAAGGGATGGTTTGGGGCGCAGGATGCGAATGAGGGATGGATACGGGTAGACGGGTCGCCGCACCGAGTGATGGAGACGTTTCTCCATGAGGTTGTGCACGCAGCGAACTACGAATTAGCTCATGCGGCATTGGACGAGAACTCAGTGAGTTCGATTTCCACAGGACTAACGCAGGTATTGAAGCAGTTAGGGGTTGAGATAGTGGTTTGACATAATGGTCATAGAGGATAGTAAGAGGAGGGAACAGATGGACAAAGTTGAATTCATGGCGGGACTACCACTCGATTCGACAACGCATAGGACGAAGGGCGACGGGTCATCGAAGGTCACACTGGACATCCCGGAGATATATCTTGAGAAGGCACAGTACATCGTGCGGGAGTTCAGGGAGAAGGTGTTGCGGATTACCGTTGAAGTCGTGGAGGACTGATGCCGGTACATGTTGAGAAGAGAAGTGGGAAACGTCCCTTCAAGATAGTAGAGCCTTCGGGGAAGGTTGTTGGTTCTTCTACGACGAAGGCGGCGGCTGAATCTTCCGCACGGGCGAGGAACGCATCACGTCATGGATGGAAGCCTACTAAATGAGGATACCTGACTTGCCGTGGCTGCTACGAAAGATGGAGCAAGACGAGGCGCTGGACAAGTTGGAGGATGCGGTAGACGCGAGAAACGAAGCATTGAAGGCGCTGTTGATTGCCGAGAGCGAACTACAGCTTCAGATGCGGCTAAAGAGCCTCTTATCGACCTTCGGCATGAATTGATAAAGCTGGACTTCTGGCGCGAGGACGACGACATGACGGGGTTCACTACCGAGGGGTATTACATCAAGGAATGAGTGATGGCAATAGGCACTTGCGGCCACGAGGTTTCATTAGACGAGGACTCTGTTCCTATGCCCGACTCTTGTTGGGATTACGAGGCGGACAGATTTGTGGATTGTATCTCGTATGGCGTGTACTGCCCTGAGTGCAAGAAGTTCTTTTCGTCAGAGATTCGCAAGGGGCGGAAGATGGAAAGAGAGTGGAAGAAGAAGGGGTTGCTTTGAGGCCAGAGATTGAGGAGGTGTTATGACAGAGGGAGTGCTAGCGATAGACATTCTGGACAGGCAGACAGTCACACCACAAAGACCTTTCTTTCTCACGGCGAACAAGGAACATTACAAGTGGGCCTGCCGGATGAACGCGCTTACAGGCAACTGTGTTGATGTGATTCCGCCAACCGAATACATAGACGTGCCGTTCGAAGAAGGCGACGACGTTAGCGATGAAGTGATTTCCGCGATGAAGGCCGACTTTGGACAGATGGCGTGGGAATACTACGGGCTAGTTTTTCCCGTACCCGAGATTGAGGAGGGGTGATATGACCGTCCTGTCCGAGTCGATGACTCGGGGTTCGAGAGCCACCCTGCGCCAAGATAGCGAGACAGGCGCGAGCGCAGGGCCGGGCCTCTTAGCTCACCTGCCAATGTGTAGGTGGAGTACGACCTTCGGAGACGGAGGTTGCATTATGAAGGGCTGGCTGAGTGCTGGCCCAGTCACAGCATGACCGGACATGGCTGTGGCGGCTGCGCTGGCCGTACAGCGCGACCTCCCCTGCGTCTTCGGATTCAGGGCGCACACGGGCGGCGGTTCCATACCGCTACCCGTGTTGCATCTTGACATCACGCGCTGTGATTCCAAGTGTGTTGCTTCCCTGATAGAAACACCGACACTTCGCAACAAGTGGTGGGGTTAGTTCATGGAGAACAAGACCACAACTGCGTCCTTCGGGACGTGGCCGACGACAGGCTAGGCGTGGGTTCGATTCCCGCACCCCACCTTCAATACATAGCTTTCCTATGGGTTGAGCGAGATAAGGTCAAGGAATCTAGCACTATCTTGCATTTGGAATGCAAATCTGCACGGAAACCGCCCTACGAAACAAGGCGAATCCTTTACTAACGCAACCCTTTGTCCCAGTCTGGTCAAGTCCAGTTTAGATAGGAGGTCAAGTTATGGGAAAGTCAGAAGCGCAGATGATTCTTTGGGTTCAGTTCGGCAACGCTATCAATTGCCTGAGACAGGAGCTTGTAGGGAAGCTCTGCACGATTGTTGACGGCGCGATTCTTGACGACAGGCAGTGCAAGGCCGTCAAAGACATGGTGAAGGAGGCTTCCTACGGTGCGATTGGCGACTTTGGGAAGGATTGGGAACGCCTGCTCTATTTCTTTGCCAAGCAAGAGGGGTGCGGCGACATCTTTGAGGAAGAACACCTCAAGTACCTAGCCCGCAAGTTCGCCACATAGTCACAGACCAGACTGGGAAACTTTATTAGCGCAGGCCGTTATTTAAGGGTGACAACCTAGCGCATGGGGCGCGACGGATAAGTGGCGAAGAAGTCCGGACGTGGCCCTCGCTGCCCAGCGAGGTGTAGCCTGCCCTCCTAGCCCCATCCCGCCAACCGAGCGTTAGGGGCCGAGGAATCGGCCCCCGCTCCATTTCAAGGGTTGAAAGCCCTTTGTTATGACCAAGCAAGAGAAACCGAATCAAATAATACTGTCGTGGCAAGACCCACGAGTGTTTCTGAAGTATGTCTGGGTTGAAGACCCGGAGCATCACAGGGCGACGAAGTTTGAGAAGTGGCCCCACCTAGTAGACCTTTGGAACACGATACTTGAGAACAAGGACGTTGCGATACTGAAGGCCCGACAGGTAGGCGTGTCGTGGACGTTGGCCTCGTACGCCTGCTGGAAGCTAGTCACCAAGTCCTATTCAAGGACATTGGTTATCTCAGTTGGCGAGGAGGAAGCCAAGTATTTCCTCTCCCATGTGAAGTTCATCTACAGGAACCTGCTGAGGGACACAGGGCTTGGCGACATGATTGTGTCCCTGCCCTTAGAGCCTGACTCGGCAGAGGTTATCGGGATTATCTGGGACAAGAACCTCGATACGAGGTCACAGGTGATAGCCCTGCCTTGTACGGGAACAGCGGGAACGGGATATACGGCGACAGACGTTATCTGCGACGAGTACGACAAATGGAGGTCAACCGAGAAGGGACTGACGATACAGGAGAAGAACTACTCCGCATTGAAGCCGCCTGTTGACAGGACGGGGGGCCACTTCATCGTCTGCTCGACATCCGAGATTTTGGAACCTGACTCGTTCTTCAAGAAGCTGTTTCTCGGGGAGGACAACGGGTTTGTCAAGAGGTTCTATGGCGTAGACAAGCACCCGAAGTTTTCCGAGGAGTGGTTCGAGATTCTTTGCCAGCAATCTAAGGGCAAGGAATGGCAGAGGAAGCAGGACTATCCGAGGACGATTGAGGAGGCGCTTAGCCCTCCAGGTTCGGAGAGGATATTCACAGGAGCCGGTCAGTTGGCGCAAGAGGCCAAGTACGACACCTGGATTCAGAACAGGTGGACGTACACCTTGCAGCCGTTCGTTCCGGGCTGGAGATATGTAGCAGGAGCGGATGTTGCGTCAGGGCACGGGGCCGACTACTCGGTACTCAGCATCATAGGGAACAGGGGGCTTGACTCCAAGGTTGTAGCGGTCGTCAGGTCGAAGGAGTTGACGACCTACCAGTTCGCACAAGAGATATATCAGACCTGCGAGAAGTACAACTTCCCGCTGCTGGCAGTCGAGAGGAACGCAATGGGAGTCTCCGTAGTAGACGACCTTGTGAGGATGAAGTATTCGAAGTTGTACTTCAAGGACGACAACGCGAGGAAGAACGGGAAGCCGGGAGTAGACACAGGCCAGAGCGCGAGGATGCAGGGGCCTAGCGAGGAAGGGGAGAAGTGGATTTGGAAGTTGGCCGAGGCCATTAACGGCGGGACATTGAAAACGACGTTTGGGCCGCAGATAGCTGAGCTACAGGACTTCTTCTGGATTGACGGCAAGGCACAGGCGAGGGGGCACGACGACACGGTGATGTCACTCGCCATAGCGAACCTGTTGCTTGCCAAAGCGAGGACATACGAGGCAATGCCAAAGGTAAGGGTCACATATTCTAAATGAGCAAGCCGACTGTAGACGAGATAAAGGAGATAGCGGAGCAGAGAGGGGCCACGGGAACAGGTGGCTACTGGACAGAACTGCACTCTCTTCAGAAGGAATGGCAGAACTATTATCTTCTGAAGTACAAGATTGCCCTTCCGAAAGGTATCAACGCAGAGCAGTTCACTCCGAGGATTGCTTACGACTGGGTATCAGTCGGCAGGAACAACTATCTCTTGGACAATCCGTGCGTGGAAGTGACGCCGAGAGACGAGAATGAGAAGGCGAAGAACGATGCAGGCGCGATGGAGACGTTCGGCACGTCCTTCCTCAGAAGGAACGTTGCCAAGATTCGAGACAACGCGACGCTTCAACTGGCAATCGGGGCCGCTGCGTACAAGCTGTCCCTGAACGAAGCCTACATAGCAGACGATTCGAGAATCAAGGGGCTACAGAAGGGGTGGAAGGCACTTGAGGATGACGACAGAAAGGCCATTCAAGACCTTGCGCTCTCCGAGTATCCGATAAGAGTTGAGGCCCCACACTTCGTCAATCTCTATCCGTCTCCCCATTGGGTATCCGACTCTCAGCCCTACGACATGATAGAGGCTTTCGAGATGACCGTCTCAGAGGCCAAAGGTCTTTGTCGCATGAACGGCTGGTCGTGGAAGCCCAAGGATGACAAGAGCGAGAAGGACAAAATCAAGTACCTTGTCTATTACTCCCCCGAGTGGAGATGTGTCCTGATAGACGACAAGCCTGTGTTCAGGCCCTATGTCTGTCCCAATCCTCTCGGCTTCTGTCCCTATATCGTGTTCGATGCTGGCATGGGCATCCCCTCATACGAGGGTGACGAGACGGACAGGTTCAGGGGCATCATCGCGCCGAACAAGGGGATGATTGACATGGTGACGAAAACCATGTCTCAGATGACGTACTCCAACGACAGGTTCGCGTTCCCGAAGCTGATGGCGAAGCTGGAGAACGGCGTGTCGGTGGAAGAGATTATGAAAGAGGTCGGTGAAGAACTCGACCTCAATCCTGAGAAGTTGGGCTTCGAGCCTTTCGGCATGGAACTCAGGTATCTGGAAACCACAGGACAGGGGCAGGTGCAGTTGATACAGCACCTTGCGACCCTGCTCTCAATGGCGTCTCCGCCTACGGGGATGTCCGGCGGGCAGATGTCGGGAGTCTACTCTGGACAATACGCTTCGATGAGGGTCGCGCAGGAGAGGACGTGGTACAAAGACCCGTTCAAGATTCACGAGGACGCGCTGGCTTCCTTGGCAGGTAGGGCGTTCCAGCTCATCGACCAGGTAATCAAGCATCCCATCTCAGTGAAGGTATCGGCTGTCAGGAAGGGGGAGCCTTCCTCGGTAACAAAGGTCGGCCCCGACAATATCAGGAAATACTACGACTGCACCGTCAGACTGCTGGCGGACAGTCCCGAGGCGTCGGACATCAAGAAGCACCTCGGGATGCTGACCTATCAGGCGGGCATCATGGACCACGAATCGACCTTGACTGACTACTACGACAAGTCCAAGGCGGAGGCGGAGAAGATTGCCGATTCTGTCATGGTGGAGCAGGTGATTCTGAAGAGTCCGACGATACAGATGCTTCTCGCTGAGAAGGCTGCAAGGGCGTCGGGACAGGATGACCTGGCCGACGCGGTGAAGATGCTTGGCATGACGCAGGAGCACGGCGGTTCGAGGGTTCATCCAGGGGCCAGTTCGGAGCCTGCGAGTAAATCGGTCACGCAACAGAAAAGGCCCCAGAACGTCGAACCCGCACCGAGTCCTACGGAGATACAGACAGGGCCATGAAGGCGCAGAGGAACGCACGAGTCATACAGGGCATCCGAGAGAGGGTGGACAGGGCGGCGGCGTCGTATGTAAAGCCCGACGAGATGTACGGGGGGCGTCCTGATTACACAACGAAAGAGTGGAAGCAGGTTCTCGGAACTATCACGGGGGGCGGATACCTCGACACTGTAGAGCAGTTCGGAGGCAACTACGACGCAATGCAAATGGTAGACAAGACTGTCAGAAAGATTGCTGGTAACGATGTTGCAAACGAGCTTATGAGGCGTGCTATGGAGGAATACTCGGATGTCCCATTGGTTTGACAAGATAGAGCAGAACGAATACACGCGGCGGAATCAAGAGCTGGCCGAGCAGTTGAGGGCAATGGACTTCAACCCCAACAATGAGGCTAAGGAGGCCGAACTTGACTGGCTGAGAGGGCTACTGGAATCAACGCCACAGACCAATCAGATATTCAAGTTCCTAGTGTCAGGGCAGATGAAGCAACTGATGCACGGCATGGCGAAGAGCGATGACGACAGGACGAAGCGGGCTGCCAAGGCGGTTGCCGAGTGCGATAAGAATATCGCTGCGAGCTGGCGGGAGACTTCGTTGAAGAACGAGTTTGACTACGCGAAGCCTTCCAGAAATATGAACCCCGCCGGTGTCGGCATGGCTGGCCCTCTTGGGACATGGGGGGATTGGCCCGGAGCCACCACGAGTGGTGTGGCCACACCTAGCGGTGGAGGCACCAAGTTCAACATCCCTGGCAGAGTGAACGAGGTTTCGCAGTGGACATTGAAGGATATCTACAAGTACGAACCGTGGGAGGGGGTTGGCGATGCTCCGGTGCAGGGCGACTACTTCCCTGCTGCGTGGCTAGAGAAGTATGTAGCGGAGAATCAACTGAGGCCCATTGGAGGGCAGGAGACGTTGGGCGGCAGCCAGATGGCTACCATGCAGGAGCTTCAAGGTTGGTTGAAGGAAGGCGCACCGTCAACTGCAAAGGGCTACATGAACGTCATGGAGATGTTCCCAGGGCATTGGCAGGACTTGGTACAGCGTTCGACGAAGGTAATGCCGAAGAGAAAGACTCAGACAACTCCGTGGTATGCGGCGGTGCAGGCATAAATGGCTTGGTTTGACGATTCGAGAATAAAAGACCCCTCATATCTGAATTACAAGACCTTCGCTCAAGAGGCGAAGCAAGGGTTGGAAACAGCCACGTCTCAGGCCAGACAGAGGGCGATTCAAGAGCACCAACAGCAAGAGATAGCGCAAGTCTATGAGGCTCGGGCTTTGGGTAGGATGCTAGGGAATCGCAAGATGAAGAAGATGTTGTCTGACAGGAACGTCCAGGTGTGGATGCAGCAACAGCAGCAGGCCGAGAGACAGGCTGAGTGGGACGCTCAGGCCAAGCAGGGCGAGATGTGGCGCAAGCTGAGGGAGTCGGCAATAACGAAACTTGCTGATGACCTTGACTTCTACCAAGACCCAACAGAGAGAGAACGGGCGATTGTTGCCAAGACGTACGAGCTTGCGGCTCTTGAATACCAGAAGTCAGAACAGTGGGATTTGGCGGCGGAGTTCAAACGCAGGGCAGAGATTGCAGGCGGGTTCCAACAGCCTACTGAGCAGGACTATGCCTCTGGCCTTATCAAGCAAAACGTGGCAGGCGTTCCGCCAACCGAAGGCGAGATGGGGAAGCCCGAGAAGTTTGTCAGGAAGGCGGGCGAAGTCTTGAAGACAGCAGGCGAAGGGTTGCTCCGCCACACGTTTGAGGACTGGTCAATCATGGTCAACATCGCCCAGATGTTGGCTAAGAAGGGAGAGCTTGACGAGAACGAGCAGGCGTTCCTTGACGCTATCCATAAATCCAGTGCTGAGTTTCAGGCGAAGCAAGGGCCTGAAGATGTGATGATGCACGAGGCTCCCGAGGTTTCCGACGAAGTGTACGAGGCATACAACAATCTCGGACTCGGGCGGCAGATAGCAGGAGAGGTTACGTATCCGCTGGCGTGGTTGCCCATTTTGCAGGGCGGCGCTATGGGTGCGAGAGCGAGCATAGGAGCTAGAACCGCAGTCGGAACGGGCGCGTTGGACAAGGCGTTAGTCGAGTTCTCAAAGGGAACCGCGAGACTTGCGCTACTCCCATTGGAAGGGATTGAGAGGTTGATTGCCGCTCCGTTCAAGGCAGCAGGCAAGGCTATCAGCAAGTCTCAGGCTTCCAAGCTGGCTGCAAAGGCGAAAGCCAACCCTGAGAAGATTGAAGGGGTATTGCAGAAGGTCGCCCGACAGGAGCCGCTTGGCGCTGACGACATAGCCAAAGCGCAGCAATTCGACGACGACTTGGGCAAGGTCATAGCAGAAGCCGTGCCAGAGCCTAAACCCGTCGCAGCGACGGAATTAGGGGCCACTGGGGGGATTGCAGAGAAACCTATCATCGGTGGCGGGGAAGCCTACGACCCGATAAGGGACATACTCAACTTCGGGGATGTGGACAAGACAGTTGCAAAGTTGTATCCACAGTCCAATGAGGGCGCGGTTATGCGGCTCATCGGGAAGATTCCTGGGGTTGGGCCAGATATAGTCAGGCGGATTGACCCGTCAAAGACGCCACGGGCGACCATTGAGGCGCGAGCGGTACAGGAATACGCCTCGGTAATGAACCATCGCATCAACAGCATGGCGAACGGCTGGAAGGCGAACATCCAGCGAATTGCTGACGCCAAGTTCCCTGGGGCATCTGCCACAAAGCACCTTCAGATTGAAGGTGGCGTAGTCAAGAACCTTGGCGCGGTGAAGCCAAAAGACCCGAAGGCTTCAATGGCGATTGGCGACATTCTTGAGAAGCCCGACAACTACATCCTTGACGAGCCGACACAGGCGTTAGCCGACTTCTGGAAGCTCCTGAGGTCTAACGCTGTCAGGGAGTATGAGAAGAGGGGGATGAAGTTCCCTGCTGCGTTCCGCTTCCCTCGAATGGTGAAGGGGGCGCACGGCGAGACTATCGGCTTCCCGACTGTCAGGCTGAAGAAGCCCAGAAGTTATGAGACCATGATGCAGGGCATTGAGGCGGGGGTTGAGTATGTAGACGACCCTGTTCATGTCATGCAGTCATTCATTGACGAGACTACACGGATTATTGCAGCCAACGACTTTCAGGCAGTCGTGAAGGCGATGGGCAAGACGGCTTCCGAGCGTATTCCACCGAGCATCAAGAACTGGCGCACCGCTGCTGCCAACGCCTTGAAGGACATCAATTACTCTATTTCTACCGTTCGGAGGATGGCCGTTACGCCCAGAGGCCCAGAGAGCAACGCTCTCCTGCAATCACAGCAGGAACGCTCTCTCGCATTACTTGACCAGAGGGCTCCACAACTTGCCGAGAGGATACGGGCGATGGTGGGGATGCCCGCCGAGCAGAGGACTAAAGAAGCCACGCTGATAGTCAAGGAACTTCAGGCGATGGTGAAGCCTGCTAGGGCCGAGGCTGTGAAGGCAAGGTTCGCGTACTCAAAGGCTTTGAGGTACGCACGAGGGCCGAAGCTCGGAGCGGGAGAGGCAGGCACCAAGCATCCCGCGTTCACGGGCAGAATCTTCTCTGAAGAGACGGCGCGAACATTGAATGAACTACTCCCGTCCAGAGCGGGCAAGTTCACCAACACTACCAGACAGGTTGCCGAAGCGCTCCGTACCCTGGTAGCGAACCTTGACTTCTCGGCATGGTTCTATCAAGGTCAAGCCGTTCTGTCACGCAGACCTGACCTGTGGGCAAAGTCGGTCGGCGTGTCAATAAAGTCATTTCTGAAGCCCGAGACGGCTACTAGATGGTTTGCGCAAGAGAAGCACGTAGCGTTCCTGTCCCGTCATCCTGACGTTGTGCAGGGCACCCACGAGTTCTTTGCCGGTAGAACAGCACTAGAGAAGATACCGAAGGTCGGCAAGGCCATCGGGAAGGTTATCGAGCCGTTCGAGCGAGCGTTTGAGACGTTCGGTGACGCGGCGAGACTACTCATGGGGGAAGCTCTTGAGCCTGGGTGGGTGAAGGCGGGGGCGATAGACCAACTACCTACGTACATCAACCGCATGACGGCGGTAATGAACACGAAGGCACTAGGAATATCTGGCGCACAGAGGGCTATAGAGTCCTCGTGGGTGGCTTTCGCCCCGAGGTTCATGCGAGCGTCACTGGCATATCTTGGAATGGCCTTTGAGAAGGGCGTTGTCGGGAACGAGGCTAGACGAACACTGGCACAGATGTTGGCTGGCGGAACGACTGCATATGTCGGGTACTGTGAAGCACTCGGGCAAGAACCTAAACTCGACATCTCAAAGCCGGACCGCTATACGGTTATGGTTGGGAACAGGCGTATCGGCATTGGCGGATTTATGATGTCCTTCCTCGGATTGGTTGGTGACATCAGCGCCTCGGTTATGAGTGAAAGAGGCAACGAGCCGATGGACTTGCTCAACTTCCACCCCATAGACGCGAGAAAGACGAATCCCATAATCAAGTACATATCCAGCAGAACGAGCATCCTGACATCGCTTGTAACCGAAGGGGCGATACAGCAGGACTTCCTCGGTTATCCACTAGAAGACCCCGAGGACTGGGCGCGGTGGCTGATAGTCGAGCACTCTCTGCCGATTGCGGTACAGAGCCAGTTTGCCAGCGACTTTGAGGAGCCGCCGACCAACAGGATTGCTGTCTTTGCGTCAGAGCAGTTAGGCTTCCGAGTCTATCCTGACGAACCGTTCTATGAACTGGCTGACCAGTACGCGCAGCAGGTCTACGGCAAGGACTGGTCGGATTTGTACAAGGCCAACAAGTCAGGTTCCTATTCCAAGTCCGAACAGCAGGAGAAGTTGATTGAGCACTTCCCCGACTTGAATAAGGCGTATGAGGAATACAAGCCGAAGGCCACGAAGCGATGGCAGACGGCACACAACATGCTTCCAGACGAGGGCGCGGTGAAGGACTACTACGCAAACCAGCTATTCCACAAGAAGTGGGACGACCTGACAAAGGAAGAGAAGCAGAAGGCGGAAGCCTATCGCGTATACGACGAAGCTACAAAATAGGGCCGAGCACCGCGCAGAACACCACGTAGGCAAGAACCAGTCCGATAACCAGGAGCGTTTGCCTGCCAGTGGCGGGCGTCACGTCCTCGGCGCTGACCATGTTGCCCAAGGGGTGACCCCAGCTTCTCCATACCCCGAAGGCGACCAACAACCCAACCAACCCTAACACTTCCATACCCCCATTATACACCCGAAGTCAAGGGCCTTTCGAGGCCCTTTTCTTATATCAGGAACCCGCATGACGGCTAACTGAACAGGAGGAATAGATGCCAGAAGAGCCAACTCTAACAGAGGAAACTCCAGCGCCCGGGGCCGCTGAACAGAAGCCTCAAGAAGAAGTCGTACCGCGAGAGCAGTACGTCAACCTTCAAAGACAGCTTTCCAGAAGAGACAGGGAACTACAGGAGATTCGTTCCAAGGCGGTGACTCCCGAACACTTGAAGTCGCTGGAAGACAAGTTCTTCAGCGCCATTGAACTGATAGCACCGGAGGACGAGGAAGCGGCTCCCGTCTCGCGCCGAGAGCGGCTAAGGCAACTGAGGGAGACGAAGCCCGCAGCGCCAACCCCGCAAGAGTCGCCTGAAGTCCAGTATTTCAATCGCAGGCTGAAGGAAGAGGGATACGAACTCTCCGACCCTATGGTCAGGGAAGTAGTGTCCAACCTCTCGGAGGACGACACCCCAGATGTTGCCATCAAGCGCATCAAGTCCGAGAAGGAGAAGGGGGCTAAGTCCGCCGATGACAGGATTCAGCAGGCTATAGACGCTGGCGTCATGGCGAAACTCAAGGAACTGGGAGTGCTGAAAGGGGACGGGCAACCGTCCGCAGCAGTCACAGACAGGGCCGAACTGAGGCGGCTTTACGTGCAGAATCCACATAACCCGAGAGCCGCTGAATGGGAGGCCATACGCAACCAAAGACAATGATAGGAGGCTAGATGGCACTAACTACCACTACCACCCTTTCCGATACCATCGAAACCGTCCTGGAATCTGCTCGATTCACGGCAAAGCACAAGGCCATCATGGCGAACCTTGTGTGGCACATCGACAGGACAAAGAGTAAGAGTCCTGTTGCCAACGTGCCGTACTTCGGGACCGTAGCGGCCTATAGCCTGACTGAAGGGGTTGACATGGAGAACCCTCAGTCTATGGCTGATACGAATGTTCCGATCACCCCCGCTGAGGTGGGGGCGCAGATTATGCTGACGGACAAGGTGGTTCGGGACGACAGTGAAGACCTGCTTCGCGCTGCTGGTCGCATCCTCGGTGATGCGATGGAGCTGAAGCGCGACCAAGACCTGCTCGGCCAGTTGGCCGATGGCAACACCGACCTCGGTTCCGCAGGCACGGCAACTCTTGGATTCCTCGCAGCCGCATACGCGACTCTGGCGGGCGTTCCCGCCCCGAAGCCATACGTGTGCTGCTTGCATCCCTACCAGATTCTTGACATCGTTGACATCTTCACCCCCCTCATTCCCGCTGCGACCTATGCTGCGGGTTCAGGCGGCGGACTTGAGGACGACATTCTCCGCAACTACATGGTTGGGAGACTGTTCGGAGTGGACATCATCGAGGAAGGGAACATCGGTACGACCAACGGGGACGGCGGCATGTTCTCCCGTGGCGAAGGCGGCGGCATCATCCTTGCGACCGGCAAGGACTGGGCCGTAGAGACGGAGAGGGACGCTTCCCTCCGCGCCACTGAACTGAACATAGTCGGTGAATACGGCGTGGGCGAGTACCTCTCAACGTATATCGTCGAGTTGAGTATAGACTGCACCGCGCCCGCCTAACACGGCGTGATTGCATTGGTCGATATGCAAGTCCTAATACGCCAAAAGGAGACTAATAGTGTTTCAGAATCCACAGATTGCGACCTACGTCCCTGTTGACCCTGATGCGAACCTTGCCGACGTGCCTGTCTTTCGGGCGAAGGCGGCTGGCGGCGCTGTTGCGGTTAGAGCGTTCTGCCGACAGGCCATTACGGGAGCAGATGCAGACTACATCACTGTAAACCTGCACAAACTCGGTAACACCACGCACTCGTATGCGGCCATCAACATCGCCGTCAACACGAACTACGCCGTCAACTCGTGGGCAACGCTCACCAACAGTTCCACGTACACAGCGTGGGCTGCTGACGAAACCCTTGCATTGACGGTCGTGTTCAAGACTTCAACACAGAACTTCGGGGCTACGCAGGGGACGGTGTTTTATCAGGTCGATTACCTGGATGCCGGTTACCCGAGGGCGTTCAAGTAAGGGGGAAGTATGCTGCAAGACCCGCGAAGTTTCACTTACTTCCCTATTGACCCTGACGCCAACCTTGCCGATGTGCCCCTGTTTCGAACCACATCAGCAGGAGGGCCTGTTGCCGTTGCTGTGTTCCCCAGAATGGGGGAGACAGGAGTTACCGCAGACGGTATCACGGTAAACCTCCACAAACTCGGCAACACGACCCATTCCTACGCCGCTATCAACATGATAACCGGCGTAGACACGACTGCGAATACATGGCTCGCCCTGACCCCAAGCGCGACCTATACGACTTGGGGGGCAGACGAGACACTGGCTTTGACGGTTGTGTTCCTCGACGCTGCCAACGTCAACTTCGGGGCAACTCAGGGCACGGTCTGCTACCAGATTGATTATCTGGACGCAGGCTACCCGAGAGTGTTCAAGTAGACCCAGAGGGGGCGGGACGAACGCCCCCTCACTCCAAGGAGGGATATGTATCAGTTGTCATTGAGTGACGGGAAGAAAATCAGGACGGTAACACTGGAAGGCGACTTGGCAAACAGCCCAGACCTGCTGCATCAAGTGGTGGACATCCTGCTGCGTGCGATGGATGACAGGACTATGCGAGAGCGATTGCTTGCAGAGATACCTGCCAACGCAACAAAAGGAGAGCGCGAGGATATTGAGTGTCTAGTTGATGAAGTATTGAGTTCCTGCAATTAGGAGGGAAAGTGAAGGACTTTGTAATCTACTTCTCCGGCTATGGGGCCACTAAAGACCAGACGGTACTCTCACTGGAAGCTCTCCGACAGGAGAGGCATTACAACTACGACATACGGTTCGTAACGGGAGACGCCTTGATAGGGCGGTCTAGGTCGAGGGCGGCGACTGCGTTCCTGAGTGTGGACGACGCGCCGTTCATGATTTTCATAGACACCGACATCGTGTTCCGGCCCACTGACATAGATATGCTGGTGACGGCCATGAGGATGAACCTCGACGTGGTGGGTGGAGCATACGCGGTAGCGAACGGGGAACACCTTGCCATATCAGGCACAACTCCCGTAGCGTTCGACGGCAGAGTCTCGGAGATTGAGTACGTCTCCACGGGATTCATGGCTATCTCTCGGAAGATTCTTGAGAAGCTGAAGGAGGGGCTGCCTCTCTTACATAGAGGGCAATGGTGCGAGTGCTACCCCTTCTTCGAGTCACGCTCGGAGGGCGACAAGTATCTCAGTGAGGATTGGGACTTCTGCCAGAAGGTGAGAGAGAAGGGCGGGCACATCTTCGTTCACACGGGTTGTCTCGTGGGGCACATCAAGGAACACGTCTTGGACCCCCACGAAGCCCTTGACAGGATGTTGAAGAAGGACAACGACGAGTGCGAAGGGGTGCAATCAACCATAGTAAAAGACCTGTCTGACTTCCTCGGCATGACGGAGGTTGAAACATACACCGCCGTCGCCACGAGCTACGTGGACGCGATTGAGGAAGCGTCAGTAAATGAGGACTACTACCACACGGGGCAGAAGCTCATATTCGACCTCGCATCCTTCAATAAGGACAAGGGGTACTCCAACAGGCTTGCTCCGATTGCAGACGCACACGACCAGAAGGTTCTTGACTTCGGTTGCGGGATTGGGACGGCGACGTTGTGGCTGGCGGGGAAGCGGAACACGATACTGGCATACGACCTGAATCAGCGATGCCTTGAGTTCGCACGGTTCAGGAACGAGAGGTTCGGGTTCTCCAAGGTGACGTTCACTGACACGTTGCCCGACGAATTGGACGTGGACCTCGTTATCGCCATCGACGTGTTCGAGCATATCAAAGACATCAAGGGAGTGCTTCTCGACCTCGGGAGAAAACTAAAGAAGGACACGAGACTCTACTTCTTCTGCCCGTGGCTGCACAAGCATCCGTTACACATCACCAACAAGGACCAGTTGAAAGAGGCTTTGGAGGCGGCGGGCTTCCTGATATGGAACGACTGTTGGGCCATAAAGGGATGAACAAGGATGCAGCGGCCAAGGTTCTCGCAGCAACCTCGGACTTGCTCGCAGAGTTCAATAAGACCTACTGGATTGATTCAGGAACTCTCCTGTCGGCCTACAGGGACAGGGACATCAACGAGTACGACCACGACATAGACATCAGGACGATTGGGACTGAGTGGGCAGTTGAGGAAGTGGCGGAGCTTGTAAGAAGGCTCTGGCTCATGGGGTACTGCCACCTGAAGGACACAGGGGAGGCACAAGAGCAAATACTGGCCTATCACATCAACGGCATCCTGCTGGACTTCAAGTTCTGTCACTACGACGACGAGAGTGTCTGGTACTACTGCTTTGAAAAGGACGTAACCGTGGCCCACCTGTTTGAGAGGAGGTTCTTTGAGACACTTGGGCGCATAGACCTTCTCGGTAGGGAGTATCCGTGCCCCGCCCCTGTGCAGGAGTACATCGAGGCCCACTACGGGCCGGACTGGAGACTGTTCAAGGTTCGGGCGTCTGAGGCCAACGAGACCGACCTGACATGGGACTATATGAAGGACCCGCCCGCGATGCTGACAGAGGAAGGCTTTGAGGCATTGAAGGGCTATGAGATGCCGGTGATGGTATACAGGAGGGACTATGGGTGAAGTCAAGGCTTGGGGAGGGCAGCCCCGCAAGACGTACTACCTGCCTGACGGAAGGATTGAGAAGGCGATACCGGCGTGGAGGGAGTGGGAGAGGAAGAACCCTGATGGCACAAGGGAGACGGGGACAAGAGACGCTAACTACGACAGGGGTTGGCTGGACGCCCCGCCAGCGGAACCGAAGCTGACATGCAAGTGGTGCGGCCAGTGGCACGACACGGAAGAAGAGATTGCAGAGTGTGAGAGGAAGCAACAGAAGCTCATCAACTATGGCATGAAGGTTGTTAGGAAGGAGTTCCCCGAAGAGGCCAAGAGGGCCAAGGAGAACACGGAGCTGGTCGCTACGGTAAAGAAGCAAGGGGAGCAGATAGAGAGGTTGATTGCTCTCTTGGAGGCGAAGAATGGGCAGAAGGTTCAATAGTACATTCAGAGACAACCCTGACTGGAAAGGGGCATCTGGTGTCAAAGGAGCGTTGAAGGAGTATGTCGAGCAAAGGAAATCCCTTGTGGGTCGCAAGAAAGAAGCCAGCGGGCCACTTGATTTCGATGACGGAGAAGGGTTCGCTGATAGTTCCAGGAGTGACGGACCCGCTGGAACTGAGGGACTTGCTTCAAGCGGCGTTGGAGAAGTGGGGCCTGACATGGCAGGACTGGAACAAGTACCTGGAGCAGGAAGCGATAGACCAGGAGTACCGCGAAAAAAGAGGACTCGTAAGCCTGGAGTGGCGAAGAAGGCGCGAAGGGCAAGTGCCCCGAAAGGTTGAGAAATACATACCGAGGAGAGTGATATGAGGCCAACAAACGTAGTGGATTATGCGACCCTGACGGTAGAGGACTCTGCGGTAGGGCTTGCCGATGCGTCTCCTGCATACACAGCAGGACATGACGTGACGGGCATCCTTGCCACAGTGGAGACAGCGGACGTAAGGGTGAGAATGGACGGCAGTGCGGCAACGACATCCGAGGGACACATCCTGCATGTCGGTGACGTGCTTGATATGTCCGACGACAACTGGACGAGTGTGCTGCCTAACCTCAGTTTCATTCGTGATGGGGCTATCTCAGGTGTAGTGAAGCTGACATACTTCGGGAGATAGCTATGAGAGAGCAACTATTGGTTGACAAGGACAATCTCATGCGCCAGTTACAGCTTGCAAGGATGGACTGTGTGAGGCTAGAAGGCGCGTTGGCGTACATCGAAGGCAAACTCAAGGAGACAGAAAATGATGGGAAGCCTGATACAGAGAAGTAGGAGCGTACTGCCCGCAGTCACACTGACTGGAGCGGTTGTAGGCGGAGACGTGTCTTGGACAGACGTGGGAGACATGACCTTTCACGCTGGTTCAATCCTCGCCTCCGGTGCCACCAACGGCAACACGCTACTGTTGAAGGCCAACGACACGACCTTCATCACGTTCACCACAGGCGCAACAGACGAGTGCGAGTTGGAAGCCGTGACCATGAAGGGCACGTGGCTGGCAGACGGCACTGTTACCATGCCTGCGCTCACACTAGCTGGCGATGTCACAGTCGGCACTATGGACATAGACGACGACTCGGGAGTAGTAGACCTTGTCGACATGGGCGTAACGGCTGACCCTGTTGCGGGAACCGAGCAGTCACTTGGGTTGAAGATTGACGGCACGCTGATAGCCAAGGCGTATGCGGAAGCGGACAGTTCTGGTGGCATACAGAATACAGCTTTTGTGATAGGCACGGGCGTTGCGCTCAAGGGCTACAACACAACTGTTGAGAACCACATAGCAGACGACACACTGACACTCGCAGAGTCAGGCTCAATCCATACCAACTATGGAGAGGACGGGGCCATGACTTTGACCCTGCCTGCTTCCGCAACTGCTGGCACCAACTTCAAGTTCGTAGTCGGCTACGCTGGCGGACTGAGAGTGTGCGTCGGCGCTGCGTCAGAGGTATTCATCAACAACGGCACAACGAGTACAGACGACGGCGGTGGCGACATGTACCTCGAAGCTGACGACGAGGGCGAGACGGCCAACTTCGTGTGCATCAGCGCAGGTGTTTGGCTGGTGGACGTGATAGGCACTTGGGCCATCACACAGCCGTAAGGAGGCGTTATGGGAAGACTACTGATAAACCCTGCCTCCGCGAACATGAAGATAGCGCCCGCGAGTGCCAACCAGAAGGTATACCCCTGCTTCACTCCACATGATGGCTACTACGTGGACATCACCATCGACAAGACGCAGGTGGGGGCGGAGCAAACGGACTTCCCCATCTGCCTACAGGGCAACGAGATGCCCGCAGGGTTCTGGTCGCACGTAGGGACTGGTAGTGGACTGTTCGTTACCGACGCTCGTACCAGTAGGCGATACCACAGGGAGATTGAATACCTGAGCGTCGGCGACGAGAAAGTGGCCCTGCACACGAGGATTCCTACACTCGGCACGGAACAGGACCACGTGATTCGACTGTACTACGGCGGGTCGCAATCTGGTGTTGACACGAGCATGGTATGGGACTCTAGCTTTGAATTTGTGTCTCACATGGCAGACTACAATGCAGGCACACAGATTTGGGACAGCACGAAGAACAGGAACCACGGTACGAAGGGCGCGGAGGCACAGGCTCCGACTGAGGTTGCGGGCACAGTGGGAAGGGCGCAGCAGTTTGTGGCGGCGAGTGAGCAGTACATTGCGCTACCTGATAACGCTTCGGTAAAACCCGACGCATTTACCTGCTTTGCCGTAGTGTCGGGAATGTCGGACATCGGCGCTATCCAGCATCTGTTGGGATGGGGCAACTACCTACCCATCCTTGCCTTTGACTACAGCACCAACAGGGCAATCATTTACATGAGCGCAGGCAATTATCAATACTTCAACTCAACGGAGTGGGCTACGCTGGCTAATGGCGCGCTTCATTCTGTTGCCTTCTCCTTGCCAGGGGCAGTGCAAGACAGTATCGACAATGCCTCTATGTGGATTGACGGCGCTGCATGGGCAAAGTCCGGCGGAGCGAACAAGACAACGGCCCAAGGTGCCAAGTCCGCGCCATACATAGGAGCTAAGAAGGTTGTGGAGGCGGACTGCCTGAACGCCATTGTAAACGAACTCCGCCTCTCCTCCGTCGCCCGCAGCGCGGAGTGGATAGCGCTCACGCATCTAACACTACTCGACCCAACAACGCTGTATGGTATCTCGGCGGAGCAGTCGGTTTGACAGAGGGTGTATAGTAGTATGAAAGGAGGGACAATGAAGAAGATTATTGGTCTGATAGCACTCGCATTGGTGCTGATTCCTTCAACTGTCAGTGCGGACGAACTCTGGATTCACAACGAAGGTGGGCTTGAGGTGGTTATCGAGTGCGACTCGGGGGCCACGGTGTCAGGCAACGGCATCTGCGTTATCAATCCCGACTATGGCGAGGGCACGGCGAAGGTTGCTGCTGCCGATATTCGTGACGGTTGGGTTGTGATAACTGCCGACAACATCAAGTCCTGGAACATCGAGATTGCCTGCAATCAGAGATTCGAGGACGTGACCCCCGAGGTCCGGTTGGTGAAGGACGCGCCGGAACCGCCTGTGTCCGATGGGGGAGACTCGGGCAAGTCCATCGCCGACCTGAATCTTGAGAAGTCCATTAAGGAGTACAACTCATGGTTCGCTACTCAAAGCTGGAACGAGCTGGACTAGCAGACCAGATACGTCTTGACAAGGAAGCTCGAAAGACAGAATGGGAGAAGGCGACCCCGAACGTTTACGTTCTTGAACGCTTGCAGGCGCACATCGAAGAGAACGAGGCGAAGCTGAGAGAGTAAACACAGATTCAAGAGGGAAGGGGGCCTATGGAGGCCCCTTTTCTTATGGAGCGCAATGAGCAAAGGACGCAGAACGACGGTTACGCTGGAAGTGGCCCCCTTCTATTATCAGGGAGAGGACGCCTACTTCGGAATCACTCACAAGGTAGCAGGGGCACTCACTGATGCAACGGCTGTGCCGACTGTCACGGTTGTTGACCATGTAGGAACGGCATTGTTCACAGACCAGGACTCCAGCAAGGACTCCACGGGCACGTACCACTACGAATGTGTAATCCCTGCCGCGGCTGTCTGCGGAACAATGAAGGTTCAGGTTTCGTCCACCTATGACTCGATTACACAACCAAGCGAGATTGCTGTCTCGGAGATAAGAGAGGCACTGTGAGTACACCGACAATCACGTATGCCAACTTCAGGGCGATATTCAACCGGAAGATTGGAGACAAGCCCGTCGCTGTAACGACTACCACGAGTAGCGAGGTCTACGACACGGCTATATCTACGTCTCTGTCTCCGTTTGTGACCCCAGGTGGCGGGGGAAACTACTTCAAGAACTGGTGGCTCTACGTCCCGTCGGCTCTGGAATCAAGGCTGGTTGAATCCTTCGACCCCGTGACCGGAACCGTGAAGGTCTACCGCTCGTTCACGGCGAAGATACTCACAACTGTCGCAATCGAGCTTCACAAGCAAGACCCGATGGACAAGATGGACAGCTGCAACGACGGCCTCAGATGGTGTTCTATCAAGGGCCATTTCTTCAATCCCTCGTATGTCGAAACGATGTGGGGCCAAGAGGGATACGGAGAGACTACAGCCGAGTTCAATAAGAGGAAGTATGCGGTCCCTACAGCGTTCCAGCAGTTCCCTGAGATTTGGCTGGTAGAGGGATACATCGGGACTCACACAGGAGACGATGCGGCAGCAGTTCTTACCGATTCCACCAAGAACTGGAAAACAAACGAACTAGTTGCTAACCCATTTCTTCCCAACAAGACTGATGGCTCTTCTACTACTGTCACATCGAACACCAGTACCACGGCTACAGGGGCTCTATCAGGCGGCACGGGCGACGAGTGGGACGCGGGCGACGAATACATCATTCAGAAGCCTGACGCCTTCCCGTTCCCACTGTCGGAGCTGCCCAACAATCAGTTCGTACAGACGCAGAGTTCGAAGCAAGGCGGCTACGAGTTCTATGCCTACATACCAGAGAAGTACCTGATAAAGCTGGAGGGCAAGGGGCCACTCACCGTGTTCTCTACCGAGGCTGGCACTACCGAGCTTTACAACGAAGAGGCGGAGATTGTCGCCCTGAAGTGCGCGGCTCTGTGGTACGACTTCCTCGGAGACAGGGCCACGTCACAGGACGTTGCGCCACTGAGAGAGAAGGCCAACCGCCATCACATGATGTACGAAGAAGCCATCGGAGAGGCGCGTAAGCCTATCCAGAGGACTTCCGTCTCAATCAAGGGGCCATGGTAATGCCTAGCATCCTGTTCGAGCATAAGGGAGAATTGTACCCGTTCGAGTTGAAACAAGGCGCAAAGAACGAGGACGGCACCCGCCAGAGATTCTACAGCGTCTCCGATAGGAAGCTGGTCGGCAATCACATTACCACCGATACTGCCGACTACAGCAAAACAGACCCCGAGGAAATTGGGCTGCGAGTCAGTCAGAGCGATTGGCGCGAAGGCTTCCAGGACGACTTCTTCGACAATGCGAGGAAGTACGCCCACTCCGTCAACTGCGACGCTCGGTTCAAGGGAAAGGTCATGCTGTCGCCCAAAAGACAGACGAAGATTTCCTTTCCCGCGTCCACAACGACATCCATTCCCGTAGCGAACGGCACGTTTGACAGCTACAACGCGACTAGTAAGCATCCTGATTGCTGGACAGTTACTACCACAGGCGACGG